GTTTGCTATAGGTGCCGTTATATAAGGCAGCCTTCTTGGCTTTGCGTTGTGGTGTGTCTGGCCGTGCCTTTGGAGGTAGTTTGTGTTCAGGACAGTAGCTACCGTATGTGGGGGTGCCACAGCGTAGGCAGGGGCGTTTGAACTGGTAGCCGGGTGTCATTTATTGTGGCGGCTATTTTGTTTGCTTGAGTAGGGCGGCGGCCTTTTCATAGTATTCGTTTGCTATACGTGTTGCCTCGTTGCCTGTGTGTGCGCTGTAGCGGATACGTGGGTCGGCTGGGTCGCGCACGGTTTGTATGCGTGCCGTGTACTCGTTGGCTAGCTTCAGCAGCTCTGTTGCCTGTTGTTCTGTCATGGTTACCTCCTAGTGTTTGTAAACTGTGCCCGTGTAAGGCACACCCTTTTCGAGTATTAGTGTTGCAAGGCCGGGGATACTGTCTTCACCTGCTACCTGTCGGAACCAGTTAGAGCCGTTGTCCAACGTGGGTGCCATGACGAGGAACCGTGACGTGCCGTGTGGTGTGCTGCCCAATTCTGTAATACGTAAATGATGGAAATGGCCGTGTATGAGTAGTGAGGCGTCTGCTACGGGCTGATTACCGAACGCCTGTTGCCGCCACCATGTTGCCATCATGTCGGGTCGGCGGGCCTGATGGCCGTGTGCGATACCTAGTATGTGGTAGCCGTCACCGAATACGTCAATGGCTAACGACTCGTCCCATGTTTGTGGTTCGGTGAACGTTATGTTTGTTAGCCCTGTTTCGTGTGCTAGGCGTGCTAGTTGCCGGCCTATGAACACACCCCAATCGTCTGTCGGGCTGCCAATAGCTTTACCGTTCATGCGGAACTGGCAATGGTTGCTGCCTACGCTGGCATACGTGACCTGTGGCACTTGTTCGGCTATGGCCCGTAACGTTTCCCATGCCAGGGTCGTGGCCAGGTCAACCTGTTGCATGATGCTGAGGTCGTTACTGTAGTTCTGTTGTGGGGCGTTTGCGTTGTAGAAGTTTTCCACAGTGTCACCCAGGTCGGCGAACACAACCTTTGCGGGCCGTAGCTCAGCTATCTGCGCCATGAGGCGGGCTTTGGTTAGCTCAACTCTCTGCAATAGTTGCTCGGTGCCGCCACGGTAATCAACTTTCCCGACCTGTAGGTCGCTCCACAGTATGACCAGGCACTTAGGTTGTGGCCTAGCTAACTTAGCGGGCTTTACTTTTTTGCGTGCTGCCTCCATGAGCAACGGTAGGTCAACGGTGCCGCTTTTACGCCTGAACGTGAAACGGTATGAGGTGAGCCATACTAGCTCACCGTCTTTCTGTTGTTGCCATCGGCTAGTGCGCACCGGCGGTATAACTTCAATGGTGGCCGGGTCAAGGCCTGCGTCAAGTAGGAACTCGTCAAAGTTTTCTGGTTCAGTGGTGTAGCCGGGTGTTACTGCTGTGCCCTCGTTGCCGTCAAACTCAACACCGGGCCGCACGTCACGTGGTGCCTTCACTTTGCTGGCAGGTTGCAGATTTTCAAGCGCCATGACAACTACACTCGCCTAACCTGTGCCGGGTGATAACGTGGCCGCTTATCTGTATGCCACGCTGCGCTAACGCCTTTGACAGGGTTTGTGCCGGCCACATACCTGAGTCAGCTATGGCGTCACAGAAAACGTTGAAGTCGGCTTCCTCGCCTGCATCCTTGAACGCCTGTTTGATGGTGCGCACTTTGCACGTGCGCTCAGGTTGCGGTGGTAGTAGGTCTTCAAGCATAGGTTCACCCCCTGCGAGGACAATATCACTAAATTTCGCTGATTTCTACGTAGCAGCCAGGTGCCATGTCGTCTGCATACGCTTTGCGGGCTACCAGCTTCACCACCTGCGCATCGTCAACCCACACGTCAGCGTCAGATAACGCGTCAGCTACACCGCGTACCAGCTTGTCAATGTCGGGCGGTTTGATAGGTAGTGGCCGCTTATTGGCTGAGATACTGGTAGGCCGTTCAAGGTAGAACACCACATACAACTCAACCGGGCCGGCAACTGTTTGCCACGCTTGCTCTGCAACGGCGTGTCGTGCCTGTGTCGTGACGGCTTTGCGCCACGCGGGCAGAAACTTGCTCGCCTCGATGAAACGGTTGTTTCCGATTGAGCGTTTGCTACCCTGTGGCGCTGGCCGGCCTGTGACGGTGAAAGTTAGGCTCACCTAACCTATTCTAGGGCCCTATGGTCTTTCCATTAGTATCGGTACCTCGGTTAGGCCTAGCTCCATCGCAACTACTAGCCTGTGGTGGCCGTTGCGTAGCCACCGCTCACCGCTTTCGTCTTCCCTCACTATGAGGGGGTTCTGTATGCCGTTGCGGTTGATGTCGGCTTTTAGCTGGTCAAGGTCACCAAGGTATTCGCCTCGGTGTTGCACATCGGCCCTGCTCATGTCAGCCAGGGGCTTGCAGCGGTACTCTGCATGGGCTGTGTACCCTAGCAGCTCTGTCAGTTTCATCATTTCCACCATGACAAGCACTATACACAACTGTGCCGTTTAGGTCTACTCTGTGTCGTCCTCGCGGGTTTGTAGCCACGTGTTACGCAACAGTGCGAGCAGCATCATGCCACCGAACACATAACCAAAAACAGCGGTCACTATTTCAGCCTGCATAGCGAGCAAGATGTACGTCACGGCCATCAACAGAATGACCAGGTTGCTGATAACCACCTTCATTAGAACGGTGCCTCCAACTCAAGTTCGCCACCGATTTTCGCTGTCGGCCAGGTTTCCATCACCGCGGCCTCGTTGCGTTTGTCCGTGTACTCAACCGTGCCGGTCTTTTCGGTGCTGTCGGCACGTACCTGCAACCCCATACCCTGCGAACCGTCACGCTTCTCGTAACGCTTGGTCGTAAGCCGGCCAATAACGTTTATCAGGTCACCCTCGGCGTACTTTTCAGGGCAGATTACGTCAATGTAGTCGTAACCAGCGGTCACCCAATTACCCTGCTCGTCTTTTTTGCGCTGCGAGTGAGCCACGTTGTGAACCGTGCCCCATTCAAACTCGCGCACACCTTTTACAACACCCATGAACTCAACTTTGATGGTCACTGGAACCCCTTTCGTTTTACTGGGAGTCTATAACGTGATTCGGGCTAACACAATCACTGTGCCCGCACGCCCTCAAACCCGGCATCACAATCTCGCCGTCATCATCAACCGGCGTAATCTGGTCGGGTGCAAAATGCCCGTGCCACGGTATGCACTTACCTTTCACCGTGTGTACGCTTTGCACTTTGCGTGCCCTGCAGCTAGCGCATAGGTTGTGGTTCTTGCGCACGGTGGTTACTTCCCACTCGTACCCGCACCGTGTGCATTCGACCATAGCCATTCGGTTAGTGTATCGAAAGCTAACCCCCGCCGTAGCGGGGGCTATGCTTTTAGTTTGCCTCGCTTCACATAACCTGGTCGAACATCTCGGCACGCACCTCGTAGAAGTCGCGGCCCGTCAGTTCTGCGTAAGCCTTTGCGGCTGCGGTTGCATCCTTCATGTGCCAGAAATTGTGGTACTCGGCACTGGATTGCTCGTTGCTCTGTACGATGCCGCGGTGCGAAAGCCCAGCAATCGCATACGCTTGAATCATTTTGAGCCTAGCGATTTTTTCAATTTCGGTTTTTGCAATTACTTTGTTGGCCTCAGCAATGATGTTGCTCGCTGGTGCTGTCCATTCGGTAGTAGTCATTTGCTTTTCCTTTCGGTTAGGTGTTGCTGTTGTAAATAACTATACAGCTCGTGTCCCGTAGAGCAACTCCTTCCGCAAACTTTTTTCAACTTTTTTTGACCCCTACTTGCAACCAAACTCGCCAGGCTTGCACTCCCAATGCTCACCATCGTTATGCAACGCCCTAACCCACGCCCTAGCCTCAGGCACCTCAGCCGGCTTAGGCAAACGCGCCACCCTCTCACTAGCCGCCTTCTCCTGCCCATTCATCCACCGCTGAAACGTCAAACCCCAATCCTTTTTAGCCACACCACGCTCAACCCAATACAACACAAACTGCTCAACCTCATAACCACGGTCAAGGTGCGGCCACTTAGTGCTGAACATATCAACCAACCTGTCCTCAGGCACCCAGTCAGAAGGCAACACAGTAGCGCGGGCCACTCTAAGAGTTTTCTTCTCTGTTTTAGTTTTCTTCTTAAGTGCGCTGGTCGTTCCACTGTGGACTGATTCCATAGTGGAATTACCAACGGTGGCCGGGTTGAGCAGGTGCCACGCCTTTGGCCCATACTGACCGTTCGGGCGCTTAGGCCGTTCAACACGCAACCACCCCAACGCGGTCAGCGCTTTTATGCCCTCGTTGATGGCGAACCGGCCCATACCCGTTTGCCGTTCAATCTGCCTATACGTCAACTCGTAACCGTTCTCGTGGCTCATCAGGTAAGCCAACAACCTGAACGCTGTGCTGCTCAACCGTGGGTCACGTACCGCCTCGTTCGGCACCATAGTGAACGGGTAACCGGCCTCGCGTACAACTTTGTGAACCCCGCTCATGCGCCCTGCTTCCTCACATACTCAGCCCAACCGAGCAGGGCGTTAGTGTCACGAGCACCCTCGGCGTAACGGCCAGCGTGGAAGTAGGTTTGCCTTATGCTGCGGGTGAACTGATGCGGTTGTATCCGTTCCTCGGCGTAACGGTGGCGGCGGTAACTCGTGTCATACAGTTCCGCCCTCAAAGCTGCCAGGTCTTTCATGCTTATCCCCTTCAAATATGAGCGCCACCACATCAGCCACCTTCACCAGGTACCCCATCGTGGCCCTACTGGTAGCGCTCTTCTTGTCCATACGTACCGGAATGCTACGCTCACGTACCAGGTTCATCAAAATCGGCTTCCTAATCGTGAGGAACCCTGTGGCACCGGGGCCGGCAAAGCAATAAAAATCAGCCTCAGAAAGATTGATGCCTGACTTCACCCACTCGTTCGAAGCCAGTTGTTGATGCGTTTCGATATATAGGTTGCCGGTACGCCACGCATGGTAATCAGTTTTCACCTCAATAGTGCCGCCGGGCAACTGTTCAAGAAACGAGCCGACCAGGTTCTCACCCACCATGCCCCGCCGGTAGTCAATATCGAACTGTGGCTGATAGTTAGGGTTCGCGGTCACCCGCCTCACCCCCTTAGTACGTAATCAGTTCTCTCGGTATGGCCGTTTTCCCGCCGTCACCATCTAACACGTACCAGGTGCTAGTCATACAGTCGAATACGGGCGTGTTGAGTTCTTGGTACTGTGCAAGTTTGTGCCCCCACCCACGCGCTGAAGCGGCCAGGGACGCGTTCGACTCAATAACACCGTTCCACACAGCACAGATGAGCATCAAGTTTTCAACACTGTTAGCCTCAGTGTTCTTTTTACCTACCCCACCCATGCCCCTATTTTTACGGTGGTGTGGTACCAGGTCATCCGTAGCGCCGCAATGCCAACAGTAGGCGTCACGTGCCCGTAACTGTGTGAGGACTTTTTTAGGTAGCGCCATGCCACCACTATATCGAAATTCGTTACAGCTTCATCTCCGCCTGAACCAGTTTAGAAATAGTGGCCTGCGCCATTACCTCACCCTCTAGCACCCGTATTTTCGTGCGCACCCTGTTCACCGCGGCCCGTGCCACATCCCGTGCCAGCCGGGCGTCAGCGCTTTTATATTTAGCAATGTACTGCCGTTCAGCCACCGTACCGTCAGCACCGAGAAACGCCTTAGCCTCAGTCTTATCTAACTCGTTTTCAGCCTCAGCCAAAGCAATCTCAGCGTCATACAGTGCGTCAATGCCCTGCCGACTCGTCGTGACTAGGGTTTGCAGCTCGCTTATTATCTGCGATGGCAACACGAAGCATCACCAACCTTTCAACTAATACCCCACGCCAGAAATACACAGCATGCAAGTCGCCACGTTCAAGCGCCTGAAAGTACGCCTGCGCAACCTCACGCACGCTCGCTTCGAGTATTGTCGAATTCTTCGGCAAGTTTTTGCAACCCATCTAGCACGTTTTTGTCAGCGTTATGTGCCTTAGCTTCAGCCCATAGTAGTCGCAAAGCCTCAACCGACTTAGCCTCTTTAGCCTGTGCTAAGAAGTTGCGTTGCGGCTGGCTACGAGCAACCTTCTCCATCTCCTCGCGCGAGGCCCGCTTATTGCCCGAGTAGCCTGCATTAGCCAACGCCCTTCCAATAGCAGAAGTTTCGCAATTTTCAAGCGCCGCCGTTTTATTCGCCATCCCAGAACCATCAACCTCAAACGCCATACCTGTAGCCTTAGCCAAACCATCACTCTGCTCCTCAGCTGTCAAAAATATCTCGGCACGAACCACCCAGCGCGAGGCCGCACGGTCTGCGTCGGTTGTTTCGTTGTGGGTGATAACCCTCGCGTCAGGGTTGTCGGTAAAGAAACGGCGCAACCGTTCCTCAACCGTTTCGTAATCGTTGAGGTTGAACTGTGCCATCAGGCCACCGCCTCAGCCTCAGGGTGCAACTGAATATCAGCCACACCCACATCACACTCATCAAGTACGCAAAGCGTCTTGTCCATAAACTGCTCACGTGCCAACCCAGCCAACACGTGCTCAGGTGTACCCAGCTCAGCATCAAACTCAACAATGATGCCAGCGAAAGCAATATGCTTCACCATTTCATACCCCTTTACTTTTTCACTACCAGCCAGGGGGTTCCCTGACCGCGTGCCTGCCGCATAGCGACATTCTGTTTCTTACCATCAACAGTCACATAACCGTACTTCGCCGAACCCATCGCGCCTAAAATTTCAGACTTCACACGCAATAGGTCAGCCTCAGCCTCATCGAACTCAGCCTGTGCTGCCAACAACTCCAACCCCACATCACCCAGGTCAACCTCGCCCCCATCTATTTCAGGGTGCATACGGCGCTCAGCCTCGTAGGTGGCCTTAGACCCGTCCCACATAGGTTGCACAACAGCGTCAAGGTGTTGCCAGAACCTACGCGCTGCGTCTAACTGTGTGGCCTGCTGAAACGCGTCAGCTTCAAACCAATGCTCCTCATAGTTCCAGCCAGCCACAGCGGCCACCACCGCACGCTCAAGGTGTAACACCGACATATAGTGCTGCACTTGAGCCACGTACTGAGGTGGCACCTTATCCCAGCCACTACGAGCCGTCTTTATTTCCACAACGACCAGCTCACCCGTATCGTTATGGCGTGCCAACGCGTCAGGGTTAGCCACCATGAACGGGTCACTTTGTGAACGGTACGTGCCAGTAGTGAACACCGTGTACTCAGGATGCTCCTCAGCCCACAGTTCAAGTATGGGCAACTCGAAAGCCTTACCAAACCGTACCGCCCAATTTTCTATCGGCGGGTTAGGTATCTGCCCTGTGCGCTTAGCCCACAAACTGAACGCCGACTCCCACGGGTTCAGCCCCATGATGGTGCCAATTTCAGAACCACCTATACCAGCGGTGCGGGCCTCATGCCATTCAGTTGAGCCGCTTTCAAACGTGCCGACCAGTTCAGCAGTATTTATATTCGCCGGAGCGTAGTGTTCGAACATCTGTTCCCCTTTCGTTACCCTTAGTGTATGAGCAACCACCCACACCGGCCATACACCGACCTCGTAGAACAGATAGACGAGGCGGGTGGTGTACCGTGCCAGGCGTTGCCTGAAATCTTTTTCCCTGAGGACATATCCAACAAAGCTGTCAGGGAAGCAGCCACAGCCACAGCGCGAGCTATGTGCAAGGAATGCCCGCTCACGTTGCAATGCTTTGAGTACGCCATAACCACGAACCAGCGGTACGGGATATGGGGCGGCACGCTAGCGAGTGAACGTTAGCCGTCCTCATCAGCTAGCAGATTGCTCGGCGATTCAAACTGCCACGTTAGATGCTCAACCAGCTCACGGGCCTGCTTCAACGTCAGCACTAGCCTGCCCTGCTCGTCAATTTCCCACGGCGCACGCTGGCCAATAAAAATTTCACGGCCATTCGACTCGGTAATCATGCCCTACCCCTTTGCTTCAAAATAAACCCAGCCATATCAGCCACGCATGACCATGAGCAGTCAGCGTGGTCGTGTTCCCAGAATAGATTAGAACACTCCAAACACATACCCATTTCCTCAGTGTGTATAGCACCGGGTATCAGGTCGCCACAGATATTGCACGGCAACCAATCCGGGTCAGGTGTTGCGGTAATCACCGGGCACCCCCTGCCAGTTTGTACGAAGCCCATGCCAACAGTGCCAACCCTATGAGCGTTGACCCGTTCACCACAGCCAACGGGTTTACCATGCCAGGCAACAACGTGAACAGTGCGCCTGCCGCAAACACAAACCACCACCGCATCACGCCACCGCCAATGCAATAGCCAGCACCAGCGCGGTCAGGGTGGTGCCGGTAAACACGCTGAGGATAATTTTTGCCTCACCGTGTGTCATGGACAAGTCCCATTTCGGTTTACGTGGCCGGCGTTGTTGTAGTGCCACGTGCTCGGTAGCCGGTTTAGGTGCCGGTGTTTTCTGGGCGTTGATTGCGTACCGCAACAACTGTGGGTCGGTTGCCACCATCAACAGTATTTCTCTGTCGAGGTGTCGGTTACGGGCGAACCAATCTGTAACCTCGCCCACGGTGAAGCCGGCCTCTTGCCGTGCTGCGTCAATCTGGCTCATAGCACTCATGCTGTGTTCCTTTCGGTTAGGTACGGCGTAGGTATTACGCCTGCCATAAATGTAAAACTATTTACGTTGCGTGTCAAGCACCGCACAAAAAAACTTCAAAAAATGAGGGCAATAGTGTTGCGTGGTTTACGTATTGTGTGTAGTATGGTTTACACCTACAAACGAAAGGGGCTACAAAATGCCTAACGTAATTGAAATACTGATACGGGTAAATGGTGAAATCATTGACCGCGCTACCTTCCCCGACATGGAGTTGGCAGCCAAAGCGTTGCACCTGTTGCACCGCGCTAACGTGAACCGCCGTTACGAGTTCGAACTGAGGGCACGCTAATGAAACGAAGCGCATTCGTGCTCAGCTTTGAGCAAGAAAACTACCTGCTCGACAAGGTGGCAGAAATCATGACCACCGAACAACCCACTGACCTGCATCGCATGGTGTACGAGGTGATTGAAAACTGGCTACCCGTCTACAACAGTGACGTCATCGTGGAGTGGTTGTCAACCGAAGGGCTACCAGACCCCATCGAGTTTGAACACGTTGACGATGATTACCTATACAGCATCAAAGGTATGTCCATTATCGGGCGCATGAGGTTGGCGTTAGAGTTTGCGGCCTCAGATTTCTTGCACCTGTTTGATGGGCTTGAAGACGAAAGCCTCACCGAATACCTTGAAAGCGTGAACGCTGAACTAGCTGAACGCGCTCAAGCCAGAGCTGACCGAGCAGAGAAGGAGAAACAAAATGCGTGAACCTATTGGCAACGAGTTTGACGGGTTGCCTGTTGAACAGTTAGCCGACATGAGGCACTGGCAACTGAAACGGCTAGAGCTGATAACACGTGCGCTCAAGCAAAGCGTTATCGAGCAGGCAGCCAACGGCACCCCAATCAGTTCGCTCGCCAAACGTTCCGGCGTAACACGACCAACGTTGTACGCGTGGCTAGCTGAGTAACACAAAAACAACAGCCCCCCGGTGGTGGAAGCCGGGGGGCTGTCATATAACCGAAAGGAACTAAATGTACCTACCAGCAATCATACTACTGGCATGAATCACACTGAAGCAAGTCCATAGGGTCAACCGGCACCGCATACCCGTCAAGGTTATCCATCAAGTCAAGGTCAGCCATCATTCAACACCCCTAGGCTGGTCATATTGCAGCACGGAGGTCAGCAGCGACATGATGCCAGCCAAAGCTGACACGCTAGCAACGTTCAGCCAATCAACTTCAAGAATGCCGGCAGCACCGACACCAATCGTGGCGATGGCAACCTGTGCCACAGTTTTCACGGCGCGTTCGCCGGCGTAATCCCAATACTTTTTTAGCTTATCCATCAGGGTTCTCCATTTCGTTAGTGTGATGCCACTTGTCGTCAACAGTGCCGAAGCCGATATACGCTGAGGCCACTAGGGTTACGAGCGCGACACCACCCGTAATCAGTTCGCCTGTCATCTTATCTTGAAACAA